TCACTCATCCTCGTCATCTCCGTCGATGGTTGCCTCACTCGTGTCGAGCGTGCCTTTGACGGTATGCTTAAGCACCGTCATGACCTTCGCGGCTTCATCCTCGGTCGGATGCACCTGCAGGCGCCAGACGAGCCCGCATGTGCCGCCCTCGCGCGGTGCGATGCGCAGCTTGTTGAACTTCGCATCGGTCAGTCGCAGTTCGTTCTTCCTCGTGCCGAGGTGCAGCGTGAGCGCGACGGGCGACACCGAGCCATTCCAGGCGAGCGGGCCAAGTTGCGGGAAGCGCAGATGCGGCATGTGCGCCGCGTCCTTGCCTAGCAGATCGCCGTCACCGTCGGCGCGATACAGCGACGGCCGCAGGCTGTCGTCGAGCCGGTCCAGACACGTATTCGGCAAGTCCACCTCGACGCGCAAATCCATCGCGAGCCGTTCATCATCGCCCACGACCTCGGTGCGCACGTTGACATGCACGACGCGCATCTCCTGCTGCTGAAAGTCAATCATTGCGTGTCTCCATGCGTGAGCACCACACCGATGATGATCTGCGACACGGCGAACGCGTTCGCTTCGCGTCGAAGTTCCTGCAACGCTTCAAAGGCGACCGCTTCAGGCAGCGCGCCCAGCACCTCAAGCAGTCTGAGGACGAGCAGCACGCCGCTGAAATAGGCGCGCTGCATGTCGGCATGCTGTCCCGTGCTTGCATCGGCGGGTATGTCCGATTTCGCGAAGCGTTCAAACTCGTCCGCGATTGCATGCGTTCCGAGGATCATGTCGTCTCTCCCGTCGTGCCCTGCATCCTCTCCATGGCCGCATCGAACAGCGTGCGCAGTTCGGCCTGCTGTTTCTTGCTGCCTACCTGCGCGATCAGATCGGCCGCCGCCGCGAGCGCGTCGATATCGCCGCGACGTTCCGCCGACTCCATCGAGCTAGCGACCTCGGCATAGGTGACCGTGAAGCCGTTGTCTTTCTGATCGGCCTGCGGCTCGGTCTTCGGGTCGGTCTTCGCGTCCCCTTTCGTGTCTGCCCTGGACTTCGCGCGTTCGGCGTTCAGCTTCGCCTGCCAGTGTTCCCGTGCCTGTCGCTTCTCGTCGTCATCGGCCAGCCGTGCGGCCATGTCGCCGGCAGCCTTCAGCGCGTCGGCGTCGCGTGCGTCGTCGATCGCCTTGATGACCGCCGCGAGCGTCACGCGGCGCAGTTTTGACTTCACGCGGTCCGCGGTGCCGGCCCGTTTCGCACCCGCCGTCTCGGTCCTTACTTCGCCCGTGGCGGGATCGACCTCCTCGACCCGGCCCATGTCGATCGCCTCGCGTACAAGCTCGGTGATGGGAATACCACGCAGCACGTCGGGGAACTGGTCACGCAACGCGAAGCCACGGGCGCGCATCTGCAACATGCGCTTCGGGTACTTCTGCCACACGTCCTTGCCAACCAGACCCGCTGTCTGTGCATCGGCAATCGAGAAGCGGCCCGTCTTGTCGCCCTTGCCGTGGCGCTGGGCGATGCACACGGCGGTCATGTCCTCGGTGTCTTCATCCTCGAAGAACTCGATCACGTCCTTGCACGCGGGACTGGACGTAACGAGCGCGAGCACCGCATCGCCCCAGAGCGACGGGCGATTGCCGACTACCGCGATGTTCTGCAGGCTCTGCATCGGCTTGAGTCCAAGCTCGTTGCCCCACTGCATGGCGACCGCGCATTTTTCAGGCTTGCCGTCGTAGTCCTTCGGTGCGAGTCCGCTATTGGCGACCATGCGCGCGAAGTCCATCAGTTCTTCATAGGTGTGCGGCGCAAGATCGGCGGTGTCCTCGTCGCGCGCAATGATTTCATTCGTCATGAACGTCTCCCTTGCTGGACTTGAACCGGAAGTCGGTATACGTGCAGGGTGCGACCTCATAGCCGCGACGCTGCACGACCTTGCGGCGGTACTCGCCGCAGTTGCCCGGTATCCGGCCGATCGCCGCATCGCCCATCAGTTCGAGCAGATGCGCCTTGCAGCCATCCACCACCGCGTCATAGTGCTTGGCCTTGAGCGCCGCCTCGACAAGCGTGAAATGCCAATGGACCGCATCGGGCGACAGGTCGATGACACCGCCATTCGTGCCGGGATAGAGTTTCTTCAGAAGCGGCAGCGTGCTCGCGTGATCGAAGTCGAACGGCGGCGGTTCCTCGCGCTCGACGTACTGCCAGAACTCGTATTCGCGCGCGACAACTTCCTCGACCACTTCGGCGTCGCGCTCGATGTGATAGCGACGCAGTTCATTGCCGCCTACGCATGCAACCAAATCCCACAACGGATAGTTGAGCACGCACATGTAATGCTGGCATTGCAGGTAATGACGCTCGGGTACATCACCTGAGCCTTCCTCGCCCCATTCGCCGGACTGGAGCACAACCAGCCGGTCAACGTTCTTGATTTCCAGTCCGCAGCGCTGGCCGACGATCAGGCGATCGACGTTGGCGCGCATCCACTTGTGGCGTGCATGTACGACGGACTGGTGACGCTGTCGCAAATGCAGGCCGTACTTCTCGGCGGCCCATGTCGCGATCGCTGGCTCGATGTGACGGCCCGCGGCCATACGCTCGTTATCCTCCGTGTCGGGCAGGTGCCCGAGCTTGCGCTCCCATAACTCCCGCCGCGTGACATGCGGGTCCAGCCCGAGCGCGGCGGCGCATTCGCTGCCGCCGACCCCGGACTTGCGCTGCTCAATCCATGCGGCCCGGTCAATGGTGTTCATGGGTGCGTGTCTCCGTTGTGAAGTGCCAGCCCACGCTCGGACAGCGCTTGCTGAATCTGCAGGATCGACTTCATGCCAAGTCCGGGGACGTGCAGCAGCGTCTGTACGGAGTGCTTGACAAGTGCGTCAACCGTCGTGATTTCAGCATCACGCAAGGCGTTGGTGACAGACTTGGCCATACCCAGCGCCGCGAGACGCGGCAGCTTTGTTGCCGGTCGCGTGACACTGGGCGGTTGCTTTGCCTTCTCGACCAGATGGTCGATGTACATGCGGGCGCTCTCCAGTTCGTCGAGCGTGCTGTTGACGCCGATGGTCAGGCTTGTGCGTCTTTTCATGGAATTACCCTTCCAAAAAAATCGCCACTACAACGTTTATTGAAAACGCGTTCTATGCGATCTGAATGGAACCGGTGTGCGACTTATCACACCGGACGCTAATTCCCGGCCAAGATCGCAATAGTCGTTGGATGCTAACTTTTGAAACGACACCGGTATCCGGCGTCAATCGAATGACGGTGCAGGGTGAAAACAATAGTCCTGCACTTCGTAAATGTGAATATGCCGCTGACAGCTAAATTACAGTTTGATACAGAGCTTTCAGAATCCTTGTCGCGCAAATGATTCTCAGAATCTACATCAAATCCAAGTCGCGAACCCGCATCGTATGGTCTCCTATGACAATTGGTTGACACGCAAAGTAAGCGCCTAGTCGGATATTTTTACGCCGCAGAGTCTTTTTTTATGCGGGTAAGCACCTAGAAACGCGTGCATCTCGTGTGCTCGTCGGCATGATGTATGCCTATGCACCAGTGCGGTGCGGAAACGCTTCTCGACACCGCACTAGGATATACCCCTAGTAAAAAACCTCTTTCGCATACTGGACGGGGCTTTGGGGATTTTCGTAATTCGCTTTATTAGTATCTTAGGTGCATACCCCTAGAACGCCTTTCTAACCCTTGTCAGTGCTAAATTCTTTATTACAGTTTTCGGAGTTTCTTATTCTAATTAACGCGACTCAAGGTAAATCGTTTTAAACGCCGTCGCTTGATTGGCGATCGTGCCGGAATTAATCTTTTCCACGCATCACACCACCCCGACCATTCTGGCCGTCGTGTCGTTTCACGGCCGGCGCCGTTGCGCCGTTTGTTTCCCTTTCTGAAAATTCGTGGAGGACAAGCCATGTACGCGGACCCCGTTGTGCGTGTGGTAACACGCCGTCAGCAGGCATGGAGGGATGCGCATGAACGCGCCGAACAGTCGCGCACCGGCGACGTGTTCGGCTGGTGGCTCTTGATGCGCGTGCAAGGCCGCATCGACGGCGACAGCGAGACTTGCCTGCGTGACGCGCTGCGCGCATTCAACGTCGTGCAGGTCACGCCGCTGCCGCACAGCGGCGAGTGAGCGCCGGGGACTGCGATCATGGCACGCGCCCGACTGCTCAAGTCCGAGTTCTTCCGCAACGAAGCGCTCGGGCATATGCCGCCATTTGCGCGGCTCACTTTCGCGGGCCTTCTCACGCTCGCGGATCGCGAAGGACGGTTGGAGGATCGCCCAGGGCGAATCAAGGCTGACCTTTTCGCGTATGACGCGAACCTTGGCGATCCCGAGGTTGACCAGTTTCTTGCTTTACTCGACGAAGCGGACCTGATCGTGCGTTATGAAGTGGACGGCGAACAGATTATCCAGATCACGAAATGGAAAAAACACCAGCGTCCGCATCCGCGTGAAGTGCAGAGTGTACTGCCTAGTCCACCCGCAAACCCGCGTCAGACAAGGAAGCCGAACCTTAGGCAAACCCAAGGCAAGCCCAAGGCGAACCATTTAATGAAATTAAAGCCGGGTTCATCGGGTTCATCGGGTCCATCGGAGAGTAAACCTAAAACCAATCTCTCTATCACATCTCGTCAGTCAATCTCGCGTGCGCGAGACAGCGACGCACCGATGACGGGACAGGACGGGACGAGCGCGGGTCTGCGCGATGTGCTCGAACGGCAAGGCTGCGAACTCACGCCCAAGGAGCGTGACAGCTTGGACGCGGCCGCAGCCGAAGGCGTCAGCGCCGATTCACTTGGCCATGCGCTCGACGACGCCCGGCAGCGTCCGAGCGTGCGCCACGTCGTCGCCTACGCGATCCGCACCGCGCGCTCGTGGAAGGCCACCAACGCCGAACCGCCGCAGCCCGAGGGCCAGCGCGCGAACGGCCATCCCAGCGACTTTGACTCGCTTGCCAAGGATCGCAAGCGCATCAGCGACGGCTTGACCGGGCGGACGCGCCGGCAGCAGCAGGCCGTCGATGCGAACGTGATCGACGTTCCCATGCCGGAGGTCCGCGATGAATCGCGCCATTCCTGAGCACTGGGTCGAGCGTCTGTTCGAGCGCATGGAGTCGATCTGGGGCGCGCGCTTTCAGGACTTCTGGCGCAACGTGCCGGACCCTGAGCAGATCAAGGCCGTGTGGCGCGAAGGGCTGGCGGGCATGAGCGGCGAAGCCCTACGTCGTGGCGTGGCGGCGCTCTTTCACGAGAAGTCGCCGCCGACGCTGCCGCGCTTCATCGAGCTATGCCACATCGACCCGATGTACGTGCAACGTGAGCAACCGGCGCTCACGCATGCGCATTGCGTCACGCCCGTGGGCGAAGCACACCTTGCGAAGATTCAGGAACTGCTCGCAAAGCATAACCTGCCTAAGCGGGAACCGGGCGGCGGAGCCGATGGCATCCGGTGGGCGTTCAGGATCGTTCGGGAAGCTAACGAACGCGATGTACCGCTAAACCGGCTCGCGATCGCACAGGACGCAATACGCAACTGGTGCGCCTCTCACGGTTGCTCGCGCGATGACCTCGACGAGTACGGCGAGTTCGTGCGTGACCCCAACGCTCGGGCCGATGACGTTGAGCTTCCGCCACTGGTGCCGTCGCCACACATCATCGACGCCAGCGAGCAATACACCGCGCGCGAACCGGGCAGTGACGATGAAGAGGTGACGACGTGAGCACGTTCGCCCGCATCGCTGCGAACCGTCTACGCAACATGGCCTGTCCGCTGACCGAGCACGAACGTCTGTCCATCGCGAATCTGATCGATATCCTAAGCAATGATGTCGGGCGCTGTCATACCTGCCTGCAACAGATGGCGAAACTCATGGGCGATGACTTCCAGGCGGGTACGGACCTGACCATCGTATTGCCGGTGCAGCTTGCGGCATTGCTCAACGGAGAAGATCGGTGAACTACGAAAACGACCTGCAAACCCGAGGCGAACAGCGCGTGCTTGCATGTCTGCTCCAGCGCAACGAAGCTCTATGCCATTGCATGAACCTCACGCCGTGTCACTTCTCGCACGACCAGCACGGCATGATCTTTCGTGCGATCCGCGCGCTGCTGTCGCAAGGTCGCGTCGCTGACGAATGGTCGGTGTTCGCATTTCTGCGTGAGGTGTATCCGCGCTATCACGTGAGCAGCGTGTACCTGATCGCGCTTCGGCACATGGCCGTGCATACGTCGAATTGCGGCTACTACGCATCGAAGCTCCAGCACGCGGGAGACCGGCCATGATGGTGACGCTCGACCTGTCGAGCAGTGCGCATGCCGTGGTGATGGTCAACGGCGATGTACTGCAAGGCGTCACGCGCGCCGAAGTGGTCGTGACCAAGGACGAGGTGCCCGTGCTGATGCTGCGGCTCGTTCACTTCAAGATCATTGGCGGCTTGTTGCCGCATGGAACGGGCACGCATCGCAATGGCGAACCCGTCAAGGATGCGTGATGCCAGCGCGTTCGCCCGTCGCCCCTGATCCGATTGCGCTGCCGTTGCAGCAGCCGGTCACGCTCATGCTGCCTTATCCCGTGAGCGCGAACCGCTACTGGCGCTCCTACGTCGTGCAGGGCCACGTGCAGACTGTCGTGTCTTCCGAAGCGAAGGCGTACCGCCGCGAGGTCGCATGGCTGCTCAAGATCGCGAAGATTCGTGAACCGATCTTCGGGCGCATCGCGCTCACTGTGACGCTGCATCCAAAGATGCCACAGGACGCGCGCCAGCGGATGCGCAAATACGGCGACCAGTGGGAGGACGGCGTGTCGTGCATCGACCTGGACAACAGCCTGAAGATCCTGCTCGATGCGCTCAAGGGTCGTGTGTTTATCGACGACCGCTTCGTGTGGCGCATCCATGCCGAGCGCGGCGAGCCCACTGCCGAAGCGCATGTCGAGGTGACGATCGCGCGCGTGCCCTATGTTCAGCCGCAGCAGTCGCTATTCGACTCGATGCCCTTGCAACCGCTGATCGAGGACCCGTTTGAATCATGAACCGCCAGGGACTTTTGATGACCGTGAGACTGGACGCAATTCGCCACCATCTGGCGAACGACAACGAACGCATGCGCGAAGCGCTGCGCCTGATCGCTGATGTCTGCGACGGGCAGCCGGGCAACGACCTCACGCGCTATGTCGCGCGCATCGCGCGCAGTGCGCTCGTGTCGGCCGTGCCTGAGAACGAAGCATTGCGCAATCCCGCGCAGCCAACGGAAGGAGAACCCGCATGACCACCAGCAACGCACCGCAGCAGCCGGCGCAGGAACAACCCGGCCACCAGCCCGACGAGGCGCAGAAGCAGCACGACGAGAACCAGCGCCAGCGCGACGACAACCAGCGTCAGCGGGACGACAACCAGCGCAAACGCGACGAGCATCAGCGTGAGCGTGAAGAACGCGAAGGCGAAGACAACGGCGGCGATAGTGATGGCGACGGCAAGGACGCCGCCTGAGTGACGGGAGCACGACGACCATGCACGGTGAGACTTTTCGGGATGTGAACGTGGCGCTTGCTGCCAGCTACCGGATGGCGGGTCAGCCCGTCGTCGATGCCGGTGCGACGCGTCGCGCGCTCGTCACCGTCGCGTGTCTCTCCCCAGCACGCAACCGGATGCACGCCGACTGGGTCAGGCGCCTGATCGGTGAGCCGTCGCGCGTGGTCGACTTCTCGGGTCTCACGCGGCTCGAAGTGCGTGCGCAATGCGCGCTCGTGCGTCAGGCCGTCATCGAGCGTTTAACTGTATCGCAGGCGTGTGCGATCGTCGCGCGCTTCGCTCAAACCCCCGGCGAGAAGCAAAAGGGCGTGTCCGGTCTGGTGGCGCATCTTTCGGCCACCCGACCGGCTCCTGCTCGCGCCGCGCTCGCTGCTGATCCGCTCGCCGATCCGTTGTGGGACCTGCTATGGCGTCGCTATTCGCCGCCGCGCTACGGTGACGGAATGTCGCTGCGCGATATCTCGCGCCGCACGCACCTGAGCAAGTCGGCGCTGGCCCGTCATGCCGCGCGCCTCGATGACGCGCTCGACGAGCTGGAGCGCGAAGCGCTCGCCACGCTCGAACGCAGCTTCGTCGGTGACGGGTTGTGCTACGCGCTGTGCGACCGTCTCCGAAACGATCCATAACGATGTAGCGTTCATAGCTACTGCCTGTCGGTCAGGGTAATAGGGGTAATCCCAACTCTTTGAGAAAGACGTTATGCTTATCCTTGGCCTTCACGATCTCTTTTTCGATACTAACTAGCTGCCGACGAGCTAACTTGAGATCGACCTCTTCTTCCGCAACCGCCGTGCTGACATAGCGCGAAATGTTGAGGTTGAAATCATTCTGCTCGATTTCGGCCATGGTGATTCGCCGCGAATAGCGTATTTCTTCCCTTCGGTGCTGATAGGTGTCGATAATCCTGTGAATATGCTCGGGTCGCAACTGATTCTGACGCTTGCCCTTGTCGAAATGCTCTGCGGCATTGATGAACAGCACATCGTCTGGCTTCTTGCATTTCTTCAGAACGAGAATACAGACAGGAATGCCTGTGGAATAAAATAGATTCGCCGGCAGTCCGATCACAGTGTCGATGTGCCCGTCGGCTAGCAGCTTCCGGCGAATGCGCTCTTCTGCACCGCTGCGAAAGAGCACGCCGTGCGGCAGAATGATTGCCATGACGCCACTATCCGTCAGGTAGTGCAGCCCATGCAGCAAAAATGCGAAGTCGGCAGCGCTCTTTGGCGCGATGCCGTGATTCTTGAAGCGCATGTCCTCGCTCATCGATTCGCCAGGCTCCCACCGATAGCTGAAAGGTGGGTTTGCCACAATCGCATCGAACTTCGGTTTTCTCGCGGGGTTTGTTTCGCGCAGATAGTCCCACTCGTTTGTGAGAGTATCTCCGTGATAGATCTCGAACTCCGTATCCTTCACCCCGTGCAGCAACATGTTCATGCGCGCCAGGTTGTAGGTGGTTATGTTCTTTTCCATCCCGAATATTTTTCCGATAGTCCCGTTTTCCTCCTTCATGCGGTTTCGGACGTTGAGCAGAAGAGAACCTGACCCGCAGGCGAAGTCGAATACGCTATCCAACTTGTTCCGCTTGCCAGTTTTTGGCTCTTGACTATCGAGCGTGACAATGGCCGAGAGAATGTTTGAGATCTGCTGGGGTGTGTAAAATTCGCCCGCCTTCTTTCCCGAGCCGGCCGCGAACTGTCCGATCAGATACTCGTACGCATCTCCAAGGGAATCCGCGTCAGTCGAGAACGGAGCCAAGCCCCGGGCGATTTCTGAGATGATCGAGCAAAGCTTTGCGTTTCGGTCAGCGTACTTGCGCCCAAGTTTGTCGGAGGCGAGGTTGATCTCCGAAAATAAGCCTTGAAAATTGCTCTGAAACGATTCTTCCTCGATGTACTTGAAACCCTTCTGCAAGGTATTGAGCAACTCGTCGTTCTGCGCCTTAGCTAGACCGACGATGCTGCCCCAGAGGTAATCGGGTTTGATTACATAATGGACCTTGCGTCGCATTTGCTTTTCAAATTCGGCCACGTCGTCCGAATTTTTCTCGTACCACAGCGCCAGTGGTGTCGCGTCATCGCCTTCCAGATTCGGATAATCCGATCCAAGCTCTTTCCTCGCGGCCAACTCGTAGTTATAAGAGAGATAGCGCAAGAAGAGGAACGACAACATGTAGTCGCGGAAGTCGTCAGCGTTCATCGCCCCGCGTAACTGGTCGGCAATGTTCCAGAGCGTCTTGCCAAGTTGCTTTTGATCGTGTTCAGTCATGGAATATTACTTTGCGTCGTTTGCGAAGAGCGCCGGGTTAAAAGGATGGCCAGCAACGAACTGGCGGAAGATCGTTCGGAAGTGCGCTTTATTTTCAGCCATCATCTCTCTCGGCTCGTATAGCGAATAGTCGCCGTGGCTCATAAGGTCGATCATGCGCTTGTACAGCGTCTTGTCAGGATCGTCATCTGTCGCCTTGATGCACGCCTTCCAGTCTTCTAAACCAAAAAAGCTAGCGGTTTGCTCCATCACCCGGCGCATCATATTGAAATGGTGTGTGTAAAGTGCACCCGACGAATCCACCTGATGCAATTCGACGAGCGTGGACAGGTGGTGAAGGAACGGCTTGGCACTCGTATCTAGGAGAGAATAACCACCCGGGTTCGCCGCATTTTTTAGGAAATACCGATGGGCCTTGTTCTTGATCTCGTTACACAGAACATTGAAAAACAACACATGGTGTGTTGATACCACTACACGCGGACCTCTGTCGGACTGCATCAAAATTTGCGTTAAATGATGCGCGACCGCGATGGCGTTGTTTTCATCCAGCGATGAAATTGGATCATCGACGTAGATGTACTTTACCCACTTGTACGCCTCGGCACCGTCCAACGTTAGTTGCACGATGGCGAGAAAGAAACACCAGATAAAGATGTTTTCTTCGCCCCGGGATACCTTGATGTCCTCTACCAATTTAGTGGTATTGCCGCTTTTTACCTCGCGCGAAAAACTCACTTCCCACTCCGTGGTATCAATACGAAAATCGAAGTCGGCGTAGCGGTCCAGCAGGCGGCGGATCCGGTTGTCCATTTCCAATTCGGCCAATCCGGCAAAAAAACGAGAATCCTTATTGATCTTCAGCACCCGCTCTCGGTCATTCTTCAGATCGTTATCCCATTGGAATAAATCCTCGGTGAAGGCATTGAAATACAGCGTGTCACGCTCGTCGTCATTTTTGCCCAGATCCTTGAATTCAACCGATAGGCGGGTTTTACCCGTACCGTTGTACGCGTAAAGCAGGAAAAATTTCTTCGTCTGCAACTCTGCGCGCAACTGTTTCGCCAAGTCGGTGAGGCTGGAATAATACGCAGCAGCCATGGTGCTAAGCCTCCTCCGGCAACGGAAACAACTGCAGCATGAGGCCCTTCTTGTGATCCTTCAAGGTAACGAGCTTTCTGGACTCAGCAGAAATTTGGTTGCTTAGTGACGACAGACATTCCGCGATTCGGTTCTGCTCATCCCGTTTCGGAACAACGAAACGGTACTTTAAAAGCTGGCTACCATTAATCGAGTTGATCGTTGCGCCAAGATCAGCGGCAACCTGCTTTTGAAAAGATCCCGACTGCAGCAGCTGAAACACGAAATGCGGAGCATGCGCTCGAAATATCGTCATGAACGCACCGTGCGTGCAAAGTGGCATTCCTTCTGGAATCATGGCGCTCTTCCCGATCAACGCTTTTGATCCATTTCGGGCGCATATCAGGATATCCTTCGGCTCGGAAAGGTTCGCGCCCTTTATATCCGCAGTCACGTAGACACAGTCGTCTAGCGCAATCTCGGCGTCTTGAATATTGGACGAACGGAGAACCAACAGCCCTTGATCTCGAACGTCTTCTGGGCTATAGGTCAATCCCGATACAAGCTTGCCAAGTTGATTCAGCCTTGCTTCCTCCCATTCCGGCGCATCTCGAAACTCAGGAAATCTAAGGCGTGGAACATTTTCGCCTTCGCGAGGAAAGAGCTGCTGCAGCAGGCCACGTTTATAGGCTTTCAACGCTTCCACTTTTCGCCCTTGTGCGGCGATCATCTCATCCAACGATGCTAAGCAGTTCGCGATTTTTCGTTGCTCGTCGATGGACGGGAGGAACAACGGAATCTGCGCGAAATCCTTGTAATAGAGGCGCAGTCTGTCCTTCGTTAATCCATGTGAGTGGGCAGTAAGTTGTCGCAGGGAATGGGGGAGCTTTAGTTGCCGACCAACAAAGTCCGATAGCACCCCAGCCTCCGGCTTAAGGACTATGTACGCGGGACTCACCATGCAGTCTTCGACCGCAATGCCAAACGCCCCTTGCCACATTCGCATCATGTTGTATGCGATATCGTTTCTGCGGACCTTCTTGTTGCGCTCGGGCTCAGAGATGTCATCAACCTTGCGGTCAAGCGACGATCGCTTCACCATACCGTCTTCCATTGTGACGGAGTAGATGGGAAGCCCATCCTCGCCTCTTTCCACTCGGTTTGAAAAAAGTTCGCCAGCCGGCTTTTCTTGCCACGCCGCTACCTTTCGAAAGTCAGGAAACCTCAGCCTGGGTTTTGACGTCGACTTACGTTGCTTCACCATCATTTATTCCTCGTAGGCCTCAAGCCCGGAAATCTCGCGGCCGCCGGCGCGCTTCTTCAGTAGCGGGACGAGTACCGTCATGAGCGCTAGCTCCTTCTGTGTGCGAGCCTTCCAACCGAGGTCGAGTGGCGCGAGCAGTTCGGTGAGTTGCTCGCCGTCGAAGATTCTTCGGCTAAGAATATTCTCGACGAAAGCCTGAAGCGATGCGGCGGCCACACCATGCTGCGCGGAGATACCAACCAACTCGTGGGCGGCTTTTTCATCCTTGAACCGCTCGTAACCCGCACGAATATGCGATTCATCGAGGCCCTCGCCGGCTTTCAAGCCACGGACGTACTCAGTAATGTCATCGCGCTCGTCAAGAAATTTCGAGTCGGCCGCGATGAGTCCGATTAGCTCGTCGCGGGTCATCGTGGCTTTGCCCGGCTTCTTAGTCGAGAAGTCGGCAATGAGTTTCATGATGTAGTCGTAGTCGATAGTGGCAGACGCAAAAAGGACTAACTCGAAATCAAGCTGATCGACCACTTCGCTTCGATCCCCGGGCTTATTCTGCTGGGTCTTGAGCCGTTGCGCGGTTTCAAGGTATACGCCCCGAAAGGCGTTTAGTTCGTCTTTGGGCAGGATGCTTTCGATTTTCATTTCCTGCTCCATGGTGAGATCGGTGTACTGATCGAGCTGAGTCTGCAGCTTCTGCACTCTTTTAAAGTGCTCTACGAAGGCTGCGCGAGCATCATCACCTTTAAGGTTGGCGATGTCTTCAGGCTTGCCAGAGAGACCTTGCGACTTCATGAAGCTCTCGAGCTCTTCCGTGGCCGTCTTCAGTTTGTCAATGACAACGGGTGCCTTGTCGACAAGCCAGATTTCGCGGGCTTTGTCGGCCTTGGCACCAGAAAAGAGCGCGATCGCGGCATCGACGGCCTCCTGCTGGCCGCGGAAGTCGAGAATGTGACCATACGGCTTGGTGTCATTCAACACGCGATTGGTCCGGCTAAATGCTTGGATTAGCGCGTGATGCTTGAGAGGCTTATCGACATACAGTGTGTTCAGGTACTTGGAATCGAAGCCTGTCAGCAGCATATCGACGACGATCACAATGTCGAGTTTGTGCGCATACCTTCCTTGCGGATCAGCTTTGCGTAAGTCTTCGTTAGAATATTGTTGATCCTTGATGCGGCTCTGGACACCCTGATAATAGAGGTCGAACTCCTCAATCCGGTGACTGGTGCCGAAGCGGTCGTTGTAATCTGCGATGATACTTTTAAGAGCCTTCTTCTTGGCGTCCGGCTCGTGTTTGTTGTCTTCTTGCTCCTGTGGCAAATCCTCCTGGATCTGCTTCACGTCGGCGCTAACGTCGGCCGGCGGAGAGAAGACCGCTGCAATACTAAGCGGCAGAAAACGAGGATCAGCCTTTTGCTTCTCGGCCTGTACCATCTTGAAGATTTCGTGGTACTCGATTGCATCATTGATCGACGCGGTGGCGAGAATAGCGTTGAACTTGCGTCCGCCCGTAGCTGCGTCGTGCTTGGCGAGGATGGCGTCGACGACAGCCCGCTTCGCGATTGTTTGGCCTGACTTGGGTGCGTTCTTGCCATCAGGCTTGTAATAATCGACGTGAAAGCGAAGAACATTGCGATCTTCGATGGCATGGGTGATCGTATACTCGTGCAGCGACTTCTCGAAGAGATCCTCTGTGGTCTTGAGCGTCTGGACATCCCCCTCAATTCGCTTGTAGCTTGCGTTAGCATCGAAAATTGGCGTGCCGGTGAAGCCGAAAAGCTGCGCCTTGGGAAAGAATTCCTTGATAGCCTGATGGTTTTCGCCGAATTGCGAGCGGTGGCATTCATCGAAGATGAAGACGACACGCTTATCGCGCAGCGGTTCGAGGAGATCTGTATAAGTCGACAGTCCTTTTTTCTCTCGACCTTTGTTGCGCTTGCTGTTTTCGTCAAGTGCGAGGCCGAGTTTCTGGATCGTACAGACAATGACCCTGTCCGCTGCTTCGTCCGAAAGCAGGCGACGGACAAGTGTGCCGGTGTTGGTATTTTCCTCGACGCAGCCTTCTTGGAAGCGGTTGAATTCCTCACGTGTTTGGCGATCGAGGTCTTTGCGGTCCACGACAAACAAGCATTTTTCAATATTCGGGTTTGCCTTTAGCAGTGTAGAGGCCTTGAAGCTAGTAAGCGTCTTGCCGCTGCCAGTCGTATGCCAGACGTAGCCGTTGCCCAGGTTCTGTTCTATGCACTCGACGAGGTTCTTAACGGCGTAGATCTGGTACGGGCGCATCATCAGCAGCTTCTGCTCGCTGGCGACGAGGACCATATAACGGCTGATCATTTGCCCGAGAGTACATTTGGCGAGGAAAGCATCTGCGAAGCGATCAATCCCGTTGATCTTAGAATTGTCCGGGGACGCATATTGGTAGATCGGTAGAAACCGTTCGTCTGCGTTGAAACTGAAGTGGCGATCGTTGTTGTTAGCGAAGTAGTAGGTAGAGTCGCGGTTGCTGACAACGAACAGCTGGACGAAGCACAGAAGCGTTCGCGCGTAGCCGTTGCCAAGGTCGTTCTTATATTCAACGACCTGTTCGATTGCCCGACGGGGATTGATGCCGAGCGTCTTCAATTCGATCTGGACTACAGGGACCCCATTAATCAGCAGAAGAACGTCGTAACGGTGGTGGCTGTAATCAGTATTAATTCGAAGTTGGCTGACGACCTCGAATGTGTTCTTACACCAATCATTGATGTTTACCAGCGTATAGTTCAGCGGCGTGCCGTCGTCGCGAGTGAAGGCATTGCGGTTACGAAGTGTGTGAGCAGCAGTGAACACGTCGGGGCTGACGATTTCATCTAACAGACGATGGAACTCGCCGTCGGTGAGCGTTACTCTGTTGAGTTCTTGGAACTTCGCGCGGAAGTTCGCCTCCAGCGCGGCACGGTCTCGAAGCTCGGGACGGTACGTATACTTGAGATCGCACAGCTTGGCGATCAGCTCCAGCTCTATCTGACTTTCGGTTGTGGTCATCAACAAGTCCGCAAACTAGGTTAATCAGGCTAACTTGCTTACGAAGCAAAAAAGCCCACTCTCCGCGGGCTTTCTTCAGTATCTCTGTCGGCGATTTCTGACTCAGTCGACACCCTCCGCACCATCGGGATTGGGCAGCGCTAGATGCTTGTAACAGTTGTCTGGAGTCGCAGGGCGCGCTGCATTGTACAGGTCCGGGGACGCCCTGGACCAAACACCTGACGGCTATAGCCCGTTTCGGCTCAACGGATTCTAGGCCATGCTAGGTACAGCCCATTCTCTGAGTGAAGCGGTCGGTAAACCAACCCCATTCTAGCAACTTCGAAGTCCGCCTTCCGGCCCTATTTGCGCTCACGGGCGATTCGCTTGCACAGCCGGGACAAATTGCCTAATCTTTGTGCAAAGTAGGCGATGTGCGCCTGCTTCATCAGTCAGTCCGCTTTCCTCGCGAGAGAAGCGGACTTTTCGTTTTGGAGCGCGTGGATTGTGTTCGGGATGTGGTTATACAAACTGCTCGGCTATCCGCGGACCAGCGCAATCAGATCCGCGCGGCTGCTTCCTTGGGAACTGCTGGTGGCGGCCCATCCCTCGCGGACAGGCGTTGCGCAGTCGGAACACGTTCGCGGTCTGTTTACCGGGCGTATGCCGCTGAAGGTGAATTGCTGCTGATGGTCGGTGACAATTTGCGCGTGGAAGTCTTGCGTATCGTCAATCCCGCTGACCGTCCGCTGCAACGCCCGATCGGGGGCTAGCGTGTCTGTCTGTCACCCAAAAGGAGATAGCCCGTGCTTAGTCTTGACCAAGCCCGCGCCATGCGCGCCGGCGTGATCCTCAGTGGTGACCGTAACCAGTGCGCCGAATGCGGACTGCTGTTCGCCTCTACGCCCGTGTTCTACCGGCATCGTGTTGGCTCTGCCGATGATGGTTCGCGCCGCTGCCTCACCGCTGCGGAAATGCCGCGCGCCGGCATCGAACAGGATGACAACGGTTTCTGGTCGTTCGCATCGCCCGGCGTCGCGGACCATGTGACCGTACCCGTTGCGCGCCCCGTGCTGACGCGCAATGGTGCGTGCGAAAACCCTGCTGCGGCTGACGAGGCGCGCGCACGGTAGGCCCGCGATAGCGTGCCGACCATCTGATATCAACGCACCGTCAGCAGCCCGTGTTTCGTTAAGGACTATGGACCCAAATACCCGTGTGCAGTCCCGCACTCGGGGACGCAGATGGCGACGCATCCGCACCCGCCAGCTGCAGGAGCATCCGCTCTGCGCAATGTGTCTCGCCGTTGGCGTGATTACGCAAGCTGCCGAAGTCGATCACGTCGTGCCGCTCTACAAGGGCGGCACCGACCATCGCTCGAACCTGCAATCGCTCTGCACGCCCTGTCACGACGCGAAGACCCGCGATGACCTCGGGCTGCGCGCGCTCGGTTGCGATCTACTCGGCGTGCCTGTCGCGCCCGCGCAATCGGGCAAGCGATGACCGCCGCGCGCCAATCCGGGGGACGTGACCCGGGGGGGACCGCGAAATTTTTCGCGGTCCCAAGGACACCACGCGCGCTGGTTTTTTTTCATGACCGCTTTTCACGAGTTAGGGGGTCAAATGGCACGACAGACCGCGCGGCGCGCGGCAAAATCCGCCGACGGCGATGCTACCGGCGACCCGCGTGCGCCGGAACCGCGCCCGGACGCGCCAGAATCGCCGCAGGCGTCTCCGTGGCCCGCGCTCGCGATCGAACGCCGTCCGCTCGCGTCGCTCGTTCCATACGCGCGCAACGCGCGACTTCACAGCGATGTGCAGATCGGCCAGATTGCGGCGTCGATGCGCGAATGGGGATGGACGCAGCCGATTCTGGTTTCCGAAGATGACACGATCATCGCCGGTCACGGCCGCGTGCTCGCCGCGTTGCGCCTCGGGCTCGACGATGCGCCCGTGATGGTCGCGCGCGGCTGGAGCGCGTCGAAGATCAGGGCCTATGTGATCGCGGACAACCGGCTCGCGGAGAACGCGTCATGGGATCGTGAAATGCTCGGTGCAGAACTGACCGAACTGCGCGACCAGTTCGACCTGTCGCTGACCGGCTTTACGGTCGGAGAGATCGACGCGATGACGGTTGGCGATCTGCCCGACCTCGGCGTCGAATACGACGAGTCAGCGGCCAGTAGTGTCAAGTTCATCAAGTGTCCCGAGTGCGGTCACGAGTTCCCAAGGTAACGACAATGGCCTATCACCACCGACTCAATGAGGCGTGGGAGGCACATCTCGCGCCGCGCGCGCCCGATGCGCCGACCGTCGTCTCGACGTTCGCGGGTTGCGGCGGCTCGTCGCTGGGCTATTCGATGGCGGGCTTTGAAGAAAGGCTCGCCGTCGAATGGAGCGACAGGCAGGCTGCATCGTTCCGCGAAAACTTTCCGCATGTCCCGCTGCACCTGGGCGATATCGCGGCGCTGTCCAGCGACGACGCGCTGCGCCTCGCGCGGCTCTCGCCGGGACAACTCGACGTATTCGACGGGTCGCCGCCGTGTCAGGGCTTTTCGACGGCTGGCGCGCGCAAGTTTGGCGATGGCCGCAACCAGCTATTCCTGGAGTTCGTGCGGCTGCTGCGCGCCTTCGCGCCGCGTGCATTTGTCATGGAGAACGTGCGCGGCATGGTCGTTGGCAAGATGCGCCTGATTTTTGCGGACATCATCCGCGAACTGAAGGCATCGGGCTATACGGTCAGCGCGCGTGTGCTGGTCGCGGGTCACTACGGCGTGCCGCAGATGCGCCCGCGCATGATTATCGTTGGCATCAGGAACGATCTGGCCGCGCGTGGCGTCGTCGCCTCGCATCCGAAGCCGTTCGCCTTGGCGCCGACCGTGCGCGAAGCGTGGCACGGGCTCGTCAATACGCCGGACGAGTGCAGGCTCGCACGCTTCGCTGAATCGCGCATCGTTCACCGGCTGCTGCTGCGCATGCAGCCGGGCGAAAGCGGCGACCAGTATCACCCGAACCGCCAGCTATACGGGCTGCACCGGCTGGACCCGGACAAGCCGAGTCCGACGATCCTGCGCAACGGCGGCGCTGGCGGCGCGTGCGAAGCGTGTCACCCGAGCGAACACCGGCGCATCACGATCGCGGAAGCGAAGCGTCTCGCGTCGTTCCCTGACCCGTTCGTACTGCGTGGCACGTTTGAGGAACGGTGGGCGGCGATCGGCAACTGCGTGCCGCCGCTGTTCATGCGCGCGATCGCGCTGCACGTGCGCGGCCTGCTGGAACAGTCCGCACAGCCTGAGGTCGAGGACCATCATGCCGCAACCTCGTAAGCCGACCGCACTGCGCATCATCGAAGGCAACCGCGAAAAGCGGCCGCTGCCGAAGAAAGAGCCGAAGCCGCGGCGCGGCATTCCGCAGCCGCCGCCGCATCTCGTGGGCTACGCACTCGAGGAGTGGGAGCGCATCACACCGGAACTGTACATGTCGGGTGTGCTGACGATGATCGACGGCGCGGTGCTGGCCGCCTACTGTCAGGCGTATGCGCGCTGGCGCGAGGCCGAGGACGCGATTCTGCGCATGAAGCAGCGCGACAAGCTCACGGCCGCGCTGATGATAAAGACGAAGAACGGCAACGCTATCCAGAATCCGCTGGTCGGCGTGGCGAACCGTTCGATGATGCTGATGCAGCGTTTCGCCAACGAGTTCGGCATGACGCCTGCGGCGCGCGCTCGTCTCGAAGTCGATCTGCATGACAACGGCGAAGCACCCAGCAAGGCCGACACGTACTTCTGATCCCGTGCGCGCGTATGCGCGCGCTGTCGTGTCGGGCAAGTCGGCCGCGGGTCCGCACGTGCGTGACGCGTGCCGGCGGCATCTGGGCGATCTGAAGTACGCGCGTGCGCGCGGCCTGCGATGGGATCGTGCGGCGGCCGAGCGCGCGATCGACTTCTTTCATGACGTGCTGAACCTGAACGGCGGTGAGTTCGAGGGCAAGCCGTTCCAGCTTCTGCCGTGGCAGCAGTTCGTCGTTGGCTCGATCTTCGGCTGGAAGCGCGACGACGGCACGCGCCGCTTTCGCGAGGTCTACATCGAGGCCGGCAAGGGATCGGGCAAGAGCCCGCTTGCGGCCGGGATCGGGCTTTACATGCTCGTGGCCGATGGCGAGGCGCGCGCCGAAGTGTATGCGGCCGCCACGCGGCGCGATCAGGCAATGGTGCTGTTCCGCGATGCCGTCGCGATGGTCCAGCTTTCCCCCGCGCTTGCATCGCGCACGACGTTGTCGGGCCGCGACGATCGCGTGTGGAACATCGCGTATGTGAAGACGGGCTCGTTCTTCCGGCCGATCGCATCAGATGAAAGCGGCCAGAGCGGACCGCGCCCGCATTGCGGGCTGATCGACGAGGTTCACGAGCACAAGAGCCCGACCGTCATCAACATCATGCGCGCGGGCAAGAAAGGCAGACGGCAGCCGTTGATCCTGATGATTACCAACAGCGGCTTTGATCGCACGTCCGTCTGCTATGAACAGCACGAGTATGGCGCGCGCGTGTCGTCGGGCGTGATCGATGACGACGCGTACTTCGCCTATGTGTGCGCGCTCGACGAAGGCGAAGAACCGTTCGATGACGAGTCGTGCTGGATCAAGGCCAATCCGTCACTCGGCTCGACCATCGCGAATGACTACCTGCGCGAGCAGGTCCGGCAGGCGCGCGGTATGCCGTCGCTCGAATCGACCGTGCGGCGCCTGAACTTCTGCCAGTGGGTCGATGCGGCCGATCCGTGGATCAGTGCGGATCTGTGGTGCAGGTGCGAGGTCGGTGCGCCGCCCATCGCGCAACCCGCCAGCGAGCAGGAAGCCGACCGGGAGTCGCGCTGGAATCAGGTCATAGCTAACGCGCAGCGCGAACGTGATGCGCTGTTCGAACGGATGCACGGCCGGCGCATCGCGGGCGGCCTCGACCTTTCCGGCACGCGCGACCTGACCGCGCTCGCGATCGCGTGCGAACAGGACGATGGCAGCGTCGATGCGCTGGTCGAGTTCTGGACGCCGAAAGACACCATGCGCGATCGCGGCAACCATGACCGCGTGCCGTATGAAGCATGGGTCAAGGCGGGCTTTCTGCACGCGTGCAAGGGTCGCGCGGTTGATTACGGCGATGTGGTGAGGCGGCTCGCCGCGCTCGATGCGGAACTGGCGATCGGCGGGCTCGCGTTCGATCCGTACCGCATCAAGTATTTCGAGCGCGACCTCGACGACGAGAACCTGTCAATCAGGCTCGTGCCGCATGGTCAGGGTTTCTTTCGCGCAGCCGAGTCGGGTTTGTGGATGCCACGCTCGATCGAACAGGTGGAGCAGCTCGTCTTCGAGCGCAAGCTCCGCGTCGCGTTCAATCCGTGTCTGCGATGGAACGTCCTGTCGACCGTGACGGAAACGGACCCGAAGAACAACCGCGTCTTTAACAAGCGTAAAGCCACGGGTCGCATTGACGGGATCGTGGCGCTGACGATGGCCGTGGCGCTGCTGCTCGAAGGCAAGACCGAGCGCGAGCCGGAATACCAGATGTTTTTCCTCTGAAGCGAGGTACACACCATGAAGCTCGAACGGGCCTATACGCTGCTTGAAGTCCGCGGCACCGACGAAGAGACGCGCACGATCGAAGGGATTGCGAGCACCCCGTCACCGGACCGCTATGAGGATGTGGTCGAACCGCTCGGTGCGAAATACGCGCTGCCCATGCCGCTGCTCTGGCAACACCGCAGTGACGCGCCTGTGGGACATGTCGAGCTTGCGAAGCCGCAGGCCGATGGCATCCCGTTCAAGGCGCGCATCCTTGATATCGACGAGCCCGGCTCACTGAAAGACCGGCTCGACGAAGCATGGCAGTCCGTCAGGCTCGGGCTGATCCGCGCGGTGTCGATCGGGTTTCGCCCGCTCGAATATTCGATGATCGAAGGCGGCGGCATCCGCTTTCTCTCATGGGAATGGCTTGAGCTTTCGCTTGTCACCATTCCCGCCAATGGCGAGGCGACGATCAACGTCGTGCGCAGCATCGATGCCAGCGAGCGGGCCGCGTCCGGCCACGGCTCGTCAATGATCGAACAGCCCGCCTCCCATATCGTGCGCCTGCACGATGACCCTCTCTCGCGCGCTCGCGAACCCTTTGTGATCCAGACTATCCATCGGAGCGTGAAATGAAGTTCACCATTCAGGAACAGATTGCGGCGTTTGAAGCACGCCGCACAACGGCGACGACCCGCATGACCGAAATCATGGAGGCAGCCGCCGAAGCGGGCGCGACGCTGGACGCGGCGCACCAGGAAGAGTTTGACGGCTTGGCACAGGACCTCGAAGCAATCGACGGTCATATCCACCGCCTGAAGACCATCGAGACGCAGGTCCTGCGCAGCGCATCGCCGATCATCGTCACCGATCCGGCGAGCGCGAGCGCCGCACGCGCGGCAGCCGGCGCGAATACGGCTGCACCGGCACGCAGCGTCACCGTGCAGCAGAACCTGCCGAAAGGCACGGCGTTCACGCGCTATGCGATCGCGCTCGCGCGTTCGCGCGGCAACCTGATGCAGGCGGCCGCGATCGCGCAGGCGTGGCAGGACAGCACACCGCAGGTCGCGGCGGTGCTGCGTGCGGCCGTCGCCGCGGGTACAACGACCGACCCCGCATGGGCGGCTCCGCTGGTCGAGTATCAGAACATGACCGGCGAGTTCATCGAACTGCTGCGGCCTGCCACCATCATCGGCCGCATCGACGGGTTCCGCCGCGTGCCGTTCAATATCCAGATGCCCGCGCAGACCTCACCAAGCACGGCGCAGTGGGTCGGTGAAGGTCAACCGAAGCCGGTTAGCGCGCTCGCGTTCGAGACCATGCGCCTCGGCTTCGCGAAGGTCGCGGGCATTGTCGTGCTGACCGACGAACTGGTTCGCTTCTCCAATCCAAGCGCGGAAGCGATCGTGCAGCGCGATCTGGTCGAAACGATCACGCAACTGCTCGACCATGACTTTGTCGATCCTGCCAAGGCCGAAGTCGAAGGCGTATCGCCGGAGTCGATCACCCATAACGCAACCTATATCGACGCGAGCGGCACGACCGCCGATGCTTTGCGCACCGACGTGCGTTCGCTGTTCTCGGCGTTCACCGCGAACAATGCATCGGTGGCGGGCGCGTACTGGATCATGGACCCGGTGATGGCGCTGACGATCGGCATGATGGTCAATCCGCTCGGACAGGTCGAGTTCCCCGGTATCGACATGAACGGCGGTGTGTTCTTCGGTCTGCCCGTGGTGTGCTCGACCAACGTGCCGAAAGATGCAAACGGCCTGTACGCGATCATCCTTGTCAAGCCGTCTGAAGTGCTGATGGCTGACGATGGCGGTGTGACGCTCGACGCGTCGCGCGAAGCCAGCCTGCAGATGAACGATGCACCGGCAGCCGGTCCCGCGCAGCTTGTCAGTCTGTGGCAACAGAACATGATCGCGCTGCGCGCCGAGCGCTTCATCAACTGGAAGCCGCGCCGCGCGCTTGCCTGTGCGTACATTCGCGGCGCGAACTACGCTGCGCCCGAAGAAGACGACGGCGGCGGCGCTTGATCTGCGAAGCGTGATGCGTGGCACGAAGGGCACCCGTAGTGGTGCCCTTTTTCATTGGGAGATGCGTGATGAAAGTCAAGGCGAAGCGAGCCCTGAGCTATGGCAACCGGCACTATGCGACGGGGGATGAAATCGAGATGAGCGAGCGCGACGCGAAGCTTCTCAGTGCAACCGGCCGGGTCGCGCTACCCGCGGCGAACGCGCCGGCGAGCCAGAAACGCGCAGGCGACGCCCCCGCGACGCGCAAGGCGCGACGCAAGGCCGATGCGCCGGAAGCGCCCACGGCCGCCGATGCGCAGGCCGATGACGCGCAGAAAAGCACGAAAAAGACCCGCAGCGGCTACAAGCGCCGTGACATGCGCGCGACGGATGACGCGGGCGATACCGGGGATGAATGATGCGACTCCTGGGCTTCGATATCGCGGTCTCACGCGCGGCGCGCGGCAAGCCCGTGCCGATGGACGCGCATGCGGTCGGCAGTGGCACGCTCAGGCCGTTCGGCTCGGGTGGCTGGTGGCCGCTGATCGTGCGCGAATCGTTCTCGGGCGCATGGCAGCGAAACATCGAGCTACGGCCCGAAACCATCCTTGCGTACCACGCGGTTTATGCGTGCATCACGCTTATCAGCGCCGACGTGGGGAAACTCGCCGTGCGGCTGATGAAAGCCGATGGTGCGATCTGGATCGAGACGCAGTCACCGGCGTTTTCGCCCGTCCTGCGCAAGCCGAACCGCTACCAGAACCATATCCAGTTCGTCGAGAACTGGATCATGTCCAAGCTCACACGCGGTAACACCTATGTGCTCAAGGAGCGCGATAACCGCGGAGTGGTCGTCGCGCTCTACGTGCTCGATCCCAGCCGCGTGCGTCCGCTCGTTGCCGATGACGGCGGCGTTTATTACCAACTCGACATTGACGTGCTGGCGGGCGTCGTGACCGAGGGCGACACGCAGGTCATCGTGCCCGCCAGCGAGATCATCCACGACCGGATGAACTGTCTGTTTCATCCGCTCGTTGGCACCTCGCCGCTGTTCGCGTGTGCGCTCGCCGCACGACAGGGGCTAGCGATCCTCAACGACAGCGCCGCGTTCTTCGAGAACGGCGCGGAGCCCGGTGGGATTCTCGTCGCGCCCGGCGCGATCAGCGACGAGACGGCCAAGCGCCTGAAAGATCGCTGGGAGGAAAACTACGGCGGCCAGAATCGCGGGCGCATTGCGGTCCTGGGCGACAACCTGAAATACGAACCGCTAACGATGACGGCCGTCGATGCGCAGCTGATCGAGCAGCTTCGCATGACGAGCGAAATCGTCTGTTCCGTGTTTCACGTCCCCGGCTATATGGTCGGCGTTGGCACCGCACCCACCTATAACAACATCGAGGCGCTGTCACAGAACTACTACAGCCAGTGTCTCCAGTCGCTGATCGAGTCGTTCGAGCTTTGCATGGATGAAGGGCTCGCGCTGCCCGATACCTACCGCACGGAACTCGACCTCGACGGCCTGCTGCGCATGGATACCGCGACGATGGTCAAGACGCTGTCCGATGCCGTCGGCGGCGGTATCGCGGCCCCGAACGAGGCCCGCAAAAAACTGAATCTGCGGCCCATGAAAGGCGGCGACACGCCCTACATGCAGCAGCAGAACTATTCGCTCGCCGCGCTCGACGAGCGCGACCGCAACAAGCCTTTTGCCAAACCTGATCCCGCGCCCGCAGGCGAACAGGCCGCCAGCACCAGCCCGAACAGCGGCGACGCCGACGACGACACCGCGCGCGAATCCGGTCAGGAGCGTGCCTCGCGCTGGCTCAGGCAGCTTCTGGCGGGTCTGACGGAGGGAGACGACCATGCGTGACGTGACCGGAATACCCGACGAACTGTTGGGCGTCATCGCGCGCGCGATCAGGCTGCACGTCCACTCCTATTGCACATCGTTCGGCGCGCGGCTCGATGCGCTTGAAAAGGCCAGCGCGCGTGAGCCTGTGGTCAATGTGACGAGCTTTCCCGTCAAGGATCATACCGAAGCGATCGAAGGCCTGCGCCGTACGCACGAGGAACACGGAAGGCAGGCCGTCGAGGACCGGCGCGCACTTGATCGTCTGGTCGGAGCCATCGATGGCATCGCCGATCGCATCAAGACGCTGGAGAAGCGCGATTCCGTCATCAACGTGCCGAGCCCGCCCGCCAAGGACCATACCGAGGCGATCGAAGGATTGCGCCGCGCGCACGAGGAACACGGTCGGCAGACCGTCGAGAACCGGCGCGCGATCGACCACCTGCAGAACGGCATCGACGCCCTGGGCGAACGTCTTACCGAACGCATCAGGGCGATCGAATCGCGCACGATCCCGGTGCCGAAAGATGGTGAGCCGGGACGCGATGCGTTCGAGATCGACATGCTGCCCGTGATCGACTTCGCGCGCGACTATCCGCGCGGCACCCTCGCACAGCATCAGGGGGGCATCTGGCGCGCGCATGCGAACACGCACGGCGCGCACGGCTGGTCGTGCGTCGTCGATGGCATTGCGTCGACACGCGTGACCATGGACAGCGAACGCAGCTTCACCGTGCATATAGAGCGTTCGGGCGGTGCGCATGAGACGGCGACGTTCGCGCTGCCCGTGCTGATCTATCGCGGCGTGTATCAGGCGGACGAAACGTACCGCGCCGGTGACGTGGTGACGTGGGCGGGTTCGCTCTGGCATTGCAACGCCACCACCGACACCCGGCCCGATGCAGGCGGCGATGCGTGGACGCTTGCGGCCAAGCGCGGGCGCGACGGCAAGGATGCGCGCATGCGTGTCGTGGGAGAAGCGGCATGACAGGCGACCTCGTGACGGCCGATGAAGCACGCGCTGCGCTGCGGCTCGATGATGATTTTCCCGACACCACCATCGAACTCGCGATCACGGGCGCCAGCGACGCGGTGATGGCCTATCTCAAGCGCAAGCTCCCCTATAGCGACGAAGACCCATGCCCGCCGAACGTGAAGCAGGCCACGCTGCTGCTGACGGGTATTTTTCTGCGCGATCCCGATGGCGTCGAAGCGCAGACGTGGGAACAGGGATATCTGCCGTGGGCCGTGTGCAATCTGCTGCACCAGCGCCGCGACCCCGCGATGGAGTGACGCGCGATGGCAACCAAGACAACCGGCATGGCGGCCGGCGCATTGCGTCACCGCGTGCAGCTGCAGGAGCCCGTCGTGCAGATCGACGCGGACACAGGCGAGCCCGTAATAACCGACTGGCTCGATCACGGTCAGGTGTGGGCGGCGATCGAATCCGTGAGCGGACGCGAGTGGCTGCAATCCGCCGCGTTTCGCGAAGGCGTCACCACGCGTATCCGCATCCGCTGGCGCGACGACGTGACCTCGATGTGGCGCGTCATCCATACGCGCACGAGCGGCGACACCGTGTATTGCGTCGATGCGGTACTGCCGCGCTATGAAGGCATGTCCGAGCTTCATCTGATGTGCGGCAGCGGCACCAATACCGCAGGCGGCCAGCCATGAGCCTGAAGATTGCCGGCGTCGAGGGGTTGAAGGAACTCGATGCGTTTCTCGAAACGCTGCCCGAGAAGGTCCAGCGCGACATGCTGTATTCGTCGCTGATGACCGCCGCGAAGCCTGTCATGGATCAGGCCAAGCGCAACGTCGAAACGCAGTTCGGTTCAAGCGTGCGCTATTCCGGCACGCTCGCCAAGGGCGTGACGCGCGGACGCATGAAGAAAACCGGCCTTGCAGCGCGCGTCGCTGTGAAGCTCAAGCGCCCGAAGAACAACGCGAAGACGCGCAAGGGCAATGTCATCAAGCCATATGGTGACGACCCGTTCTATGGGCGCTTCCTCGAATTCGGCACCTCGCGCATGGCCGCGAAGCCGTGGCTGCGTCCCGCTGGCGAAGCCAAGCAGGACGAAGCGGGCCGCAAGCTCAATGAAGCCTTGCAGAAACAGATCGCCAAGTGGTGCAAGGCGAACGGCGTCAGGTACGAACCATGACCGAATCCGAACTGTTCTCGATCCTCGACAGCGCGATGCCGGGGCGCGTATTCACGCCCATTGCGCCGAGCGGCGCGATCGAGCCGTACCTGATCTATCAGGACATCACCACCATCCCGCAGAACTCGATGTGCGGCTATGCGCTGCTCGATTCAGTCCAGTGGCAGCTAGACAGTTACGCGCGAACCCGCGCGGAAGCACGGCGAAACATGGAGCGCGTGAAGCTCGCACTGCGCGCCAGCGACCACGAGCCGACCGTGCAGAACGAGCAGTCGTTGTACGAGGTAGAGACGCGGCTTAACCGCCGCATGGTGCAAATCACGACGTGGACCGGACCTGAAGAGGTGACAGCATGAAGAAGGCGATCAGCGCGCAGAAAACCAAGATGTATCTGGAAGACCTCGACGCCGCGGCCGCGGCGACGGGGACCGTGAAGAACGCGAGCAAGTCTGCGCCTTGCGTCGCTGTCTTCGACGATGTATCAAAGCTCGCTAACGGTGCGCCCGTGATGTTCAGCGGCACGGGCTGGTCGAGCCTCGATAACCGGACCTTTGTGATCCAGAACATCGACCGCGATTCGAAGTCGGCTACGCTTGCAGGGAGCGATACCTCGAAGGAAACGGCCACCTTCAGCACGACCAACGCGCGCTATGTGCTGCACGCTTTCATCGACGTGTGCGCGGTGTCCTACCAGATCAACCAGAACGCCGCCGCACAGATCGACACGACGACCCTGTGCGATGACGAGAAAACCTATCTTATCGGCTTCACCGATCCCGGCACGCTGACGTTCGACTTTTTCATCGACCCGACCGACCCCGACTATCAGAAGCTGGTCGATGCGCAGAAAGATGGCAAGACACGCATGTTCGAGATCATCTACCGGAACAAGGCGGTGCGCACGCTGCCCGTCATCGTGCAGTCGGTGAATGAATCCGGCGGCGTCGATCAGGCGGTGCAGGGTTCGGCCACGCTGAAGGTTACGGGCTCGTCGGTCCTCACCATGCCCCCTGGACAGACCACCGATGACTATGTGCTGATCCCGATCGTGTCACCGGCTGTGGGTGATGCGCCGCTCGAAGTGACATTGACCATCAACGAGGCAGGCGGCAAGGCGTCGTCGTTCCTGATCGACTGGAAAGACGACGGCGAACCCGTCGAGGAAGACAGCAACATAGCCACGCATACCTATGCGACAGCGGGCGCGTACCAGCCGGTCGTGACCGCGATGATTAGCGGCAGCGCGAGTGCACCGTTCAAGTCGCAGAACAGCGTCACTGTGACCGCTCCCCCGTATGTGCTGACGGCCTCTGTCGCGCCCACCACCGGCATTGCGCCGCTCGCCGTGACGCTGACTGTCACCGAGGAAAACGGCAATGCTGATCTCCTGACGGTCGATTGGGGCGACGGCTCGGCAACGGAAGACCTCGCGGACGATGCCACCACCGCGCAGCATAGCTATGCGGCGGCCGGCAGCTTCACCACGATGGTGACGCCGACGATCGACTCGACGCCCGGCAGCGCTGTGTCCGCCGCCCCTGTCATCGTCACGGCGGCGTAGGGAGGCGATATGAACGACATGGCCAAGCCGCCCGTGCTGTTTGAAATTCCGAAGCCACTTGCAGAGAAGGTCAACACGCGCAACTTCGGCATGGTGACGATGACCGCTCCCGCACCCTCGACCATCGAGCGGATCGTCGGTGGTGCGGACCGGGCGAAAGACACCGATGTGCCGTATCGCGCGCTGGTCGCGGAATGTGCGACCGGCGAGCACGGCGAACGGTTCACGCCCGCGCTGCTCGCGAAGCTGCCGGGTCAGTGCTACGTGGACTGGCTTGATCTTCGCGCCGCGGCGATTCGCGTGTGCGGGCTGAGCCGGGACAACGTGGGAAACATCTAGCGAACCCCGTCACGCGCCTTGTCTATGCGGTCGCTTCACACCTGCATATGACGGCGGGGGACGTTAGAGCGCGCATGGACTCCCACGAACTTTTCTGCTGGTCCTACCTGCTGTTTTCATCCGATACCGAGGACGCGCCCGTGCTGCTCGATGTTGACGATGAAATTGCCGCATGGGGGTAACGCATGGCATCCGCTGGTTCACTTATCTTCGAACTTGCCGCCGATGTGTCGCGCCTTCGCACCGACATGGCGAAAGCGCAAAGCGAAATCAATTCATCGCTCGCGAGCATTGCGAAGTCGTCGGCGGCCACCGCGCTCATGACGGGCGCGGACTTCGCGATGAATTTCGCGAAGGGCTTTGCCGACAAGATCAAGCAGGCGATCGACAACGCCGATGCGCTCGGCAAACTCGCGCAGCGTATCGGCACGACCACCCAGGAACTGTCCGCGCTCCAGTACGCGGGCCAGTTCGCGGGCGTCGGTCTCGACTCACTGACGACCGGCTTCAAGGGTCTGCAAAAGGCATTGCTCGAAGCCCGTAATCCGCTATCGGATAGCGCGGCGGCATTCAAGGCGCTGGGGCTGAACGTCAGCGAGCTTCAGAACATGGACCCCGGCAAGGCTTTTGAAGAGGTCGCGGGCGCATTCACGAAGTATGCCGATGGTGCCGAGAAAGCGGCCGTCGCCACTCAACTGTTCGGCAAGGAAGGTCAGGCGCTGATACCGCTTCTGAACGGCGGCAAGGAAGGCATTGCAGCGGCGCGGGCCGAAGCCGAGCAGCTGGGGCTGATCGTCAGCACGAAGACTGCGCAGGCCATGTCGGACCTGAACGACGACCTCACGCGCGTCAGCAATCTGACGCAAGGTGCGGCGGCGGTGATGGCGACCGAACTGCAACCCGCGATCAGCGAGGTCGTGCGCATCATGAAGGATGCCGCGACGGAAGGCACGGTATGGAACGGCGTGCTCAACGGCATTGTCGTGACGTGCAAGACGGCCATGTCGGTGATCGTCGGCCTGACAGGCACACTCAGTTCCTTCGCCAAGCTCGCGACCGCCGTTGGCACAGCACTGAACCAGCCCGCCTCGTTCGACGGCATGAAGAACGCCGCCAAGATCGTGTCGGACGCATGGAATCAGGCGCGCGACGATCTGACCAGGGTCCACGATGCGCAGGTGCGCATCCGGTCGTCATCGTCGGAGTCGGAGAAAGCCGCGAGAGCCGAAGCGGACGCATGGAAGTCGATCGACTCGCGCCCGGTCGTCCAGTTCACGAAGAACCTCGACGACAACGCAAAGGCCGCGAAGAAGGCCAAGACGGAAATCGACGAGTACAAAAACATGCTCGAAGCGCTGGCCGCCGCATTGCGCAGCGCACAGGCGAATGGCGATGAAATGAAGCTGCTGCTGTCCGACCCGAAGTTCCAGAAGTTCACCGCCTCGCAGCAGGCGAGCCTTATCGCGATCAAGCAGGAAACCCTCAATGTCACGGCCGCGAATGAGGAAGCCAAGCGCGTACAGGATGAACTCACCAAGGCCCGCGAGGACGCCGACAAGGCGCTGATCGACCAGCGCGAAGCGCTGAAGGATTGGGCGTCAGCCCAACTCGATTCGATCGATCCCACCCGTGAGTATCAGCGTTCGATCGAAGAATTGCAGAAGGCGCAGGAAGCACAGCTAGTGACGGCTGAACAGGCCGCCGAGCTTCATGCTAGATACGCGCAGAAGATGAAGGACGCGTTCGACGACATGGACCCGATGAAGCAGCAGTTGAAGGATATCCAGCAGGCCATCGAGGGGTTCGGCAAAAAGTCATCCGATGCGCTGGTCGACTTCATCTTCAGCACGAAGGACGCGAGCGTGTCGTTCTCCGAGATGGTGACCTCGATCCTGAAGGACATTGCCAAGCTGCTTGTCTACAAGAACGTGTTCGAGCCGCTGGTCAAGTCGGTCAGCGGGGACGGCAATACGGGATGGGTGAGCAGCCTGATGGACCTGTTCGGCGGCGGTGCCATGTCGGGTCGCACGGTCGCGCCGGGCCAGTTCTATCGCGTCAATGAATCGCAGCTGCGCGGTGAATACTTCGCGCCGAATGTGCCGGGCCGCATTCTCACCAGCGAACAGCTAGGCACGGGTGGCGTGAACGTCACGGTGAACGTCAACAAGGACACGGCAACCGAAGACACCAAGGGCGACGAAGCGAAGGCGATCGAACTCGGCAAGCGTATCAGCGCGGTCGTGCGACAGGTCATCGCGACCGAGAAGCGCAGCGGAGGCCTGCTCGCATCATGATTACCACGTTCGATGAATGGCTGGCGGCATTCCGCCAGTTGCAGCCGCGCGCCGCTGGCGCGATCTTCGACTGGTGCGTGAGCGACGCAAGCTATGAGCTTGAACCGCGCGTCATTCTCGCGCAGTTCGGTGATGGCTACGCCCAGCGCCGCGCCGCAGGCATCAACACGCAGGATCGCGTTTGGTCAGTGTCGATCAGGAGCGCGACGCCCGATGTCGCTCAGGACGTGCTCGCGTTCCTTGAAGCGCGCAATGGCGTCGATGCGTTTAGCTGGACGCCGCCGCGTGGCGGCTCGACACAGACCGTCATCTGCCCATCGTGGTCGTTCAGCTACGGCGACCAGATCGCGGACGGCTCGCGCCTGATGAACGTGAGCATGAAATTCCAGCAGGTGCACCAGTGACCATCCGGGGCGACATTCAGAGCCTGTCGCCGGGCGCGGTCATCGAACTGTTCCAGCTTGACCTCTCACGCTTCGGTGCGTCGGTGCCGATCGTCTGTTTTCACGCCGGCACGAACGAGCTTGATAGCGATGTGGTGTGGCAAGGCACGACCTACCAGCGCTATCCGCTACAGGCAACGGGCTTCGAATGGAAGGGACAAGGCACGTTGCCGCGCCCGCACTTTGTTGTCTCGAACGTCACGGGCATCATGTCGGCGCTGTGCCGTCTGTATCGCGACATGGTCGGCGCGAAGGTCGTGCGCAAGCGCACGCTGCTGCGCTATCTCGATGCCGTCAACTTCACGGACGGCAACCCGTATGCCGATCCCGGCGAGTCGTTTCCCGACGACGTGTTTTTCATCAACCAGAAGGTGCGCGAGGACAACGCGACGCTTGAGCTTGAACTCGCGGTCGCGTTTGACGTGGAAGGCGTGCAGCTACCCCGCCGGCAGGTCGTGTGCAATTCGTGTCCGTGGAAGTATCGCGGCGATGGCTGCGGCTATGCGGGCGGTCCGGTGGCCGACGTGAACGACAACCCGACCAGCGACGCGAGCAAGGACCAGTGCGGCAAGCGCCTCGCCTCATGCAAGCTGCGCTTTCCCACCGGCACGATGCCGTACGGCGGGTTCCCCGGTGCGGGTCAGTATCGGTGACGCCATGAGTATGCCCGACCTTGCATCTGTGGTGCCGCTCGTGCGCATCCACGCTGAAGCCGAAGCGCCGCGCGAATGCTGCGGCGTCGTCGTCGCGCGTGAGGATGGTTCGCCGCTCTATGTCGCGTGCCGCAATCTTGCGCGCGAGACCGAGCATTTCCTGATCGACGCCGAGGACTTCGCGAAGGCCGAGGACACGGGCGACGTGCTGGCGATCGCGCATTCGCATCCGTTCATGTCGCCGGCCCCGTCGAGCGCCGACCTCGCCGGCATCGAACGCACGCGCCTGCCCTGGCTGATCGTCAACCATCCGACCGGCGCATTCACCATCACGCATCCCTCGAACTACGTGGCGCCGCTCGTCGGTCGTGCCTTCGTGCATGGCGTCCACGACTGCTATGCACTGGTACGCGACTACTACGCGGCGCACGGCATCGCCCTCAATGACTACCCCCGCTATTACGGCTGGTGGAACGAGCCCGATGGTCCGGACCTGTACCGCGACAACTTCGGTCGTGAGGGCTTTGTCGAGGTGCCGCGCGAGACGATGCGTGAGCATGACCTCGTGCTCATGCGCATCCGCGCGCGGCGCGACAACCATATGGCCGTCTATGTCGGCGGCGGCACGATCCTCCATCACCTGATCGAGCAGCTATCGCGCCGCGAGTTTTACGGCGAGTTCTTCCAGCGGCGCACGACCGCCGTGCTCAGGCATCGCGCTTTTCTCTAGGGGCTTCCCATGCTGACAGTCCGGTTCTATGGCGACATGGTTCGCCGGTTCGGTCGCGCCTATACGCTTGACGTGCACTCGCCGCGCGAAGCGCTGCACGCGCTGATGATCCAGATTCCCGGCCTGCGCGCCTACTTCCGCGATCACGCCACGCGCATGTTCCGCGTGCGCGGGCCGCATCAGGACTATGACGCGTCCGATCTGCACTATCCCCTGTCGAGCGGCGTGCTCAAGGTCGTGCCGCTCGTCGGGGGCGCGGGCGCGTTCGGCAAGATCCTCGCGGGCGCGGCGCTCGTTGCCGTCGGCGTGATATCGGGCGGTGCACTCGCTCCCGCCATGATTTCCATTGGCCTGTCGCTCGCGCTGTCGGGCGTCTCGCAACTGATCGCCCCGCGCGCCAGCGCCAGCGCTACGCCCGAGAACGCGGAGAACCAGCCGTCGCTTGCATTCGATGGTGCCGTGAACACCACGGGACAAGGCGGTCCGGTGCCGCTTGGCTACGGCCATGTGCTGATCGGCTCGCAGATCATCTCGGTTGGCTTCTCGACCAACAATGAGGTCGTGGTGTCATGAAAACCGGGCTTCCGGTTCCCGTCATCGGCGCGGGCGGCGGCGGTGGTAAAGGCGGCGGTGGCGGGTCCCGCTCTCCGATCGAGGAACCCGATTCGCTGCGCTCGGTGCAGTATGCGCGCGTCATCAACCTGCTGTGTGAAGGCGAGATAGAAGGCATCGTCGGCGATGCGCAAGGTATCTATGTCGATGACACGCCGCTTGCGAATGCAGACGGCTCGTGGAATTTCACGGGCGCAGGTATCGAGTGGCGGCCGGGCACACCGTACCAGACACCCATCACGGGCTTTTCCGCGACCGAAAGCGAATCCAGCGTCAGCGTGACCGTGACCAACGCTGCGCCCGTCGTGCGCAGTGTCACGAACCCGAACCTGAACGCGGTGCGCGTCACGCTCGGCTTTCCGCAACTGACCACGACCAACACCGAGACGGGCGACCTCACGGGCGCCAGCGTGCAGATCGCGATCGACGTGCAGAAGAACGGCGGCGGCTTCCAGCAGATGTGCGTCGATACCATCACCGGCAAGACGACGAGCCGCTATCAGCGCAGCTATCGCGTGATGCTTTCGCGCTTCGGCGTGGTCGGTGGCACATATGACATTCGCGTGCGGCGCATCACGCCCGACTCGACCTCGTCGTATGTCGTCGATACGTTCCAGTGGGAGACGATGACCGAGATCGTCGATTCGCAGCTGAACTACCCGTACTCCGCGATCGTGGGTGTGCAGGTCGGTGCCTCGACGTTCAAGCAGGTGCCGAAGCTCGCCTTCGACGTGAAGCTGCGGCGCATACAGGTGCCTTCTAACTATGACCCGGCGACACGGGTTTATTCGGGGGTGTGGGATGGCACGTTCAAGACGGCATGGACCGATAATCCCGCGTGGATTCTGTACGACCTTGCGACCACGGTGCGCTTCGGCCTCGGTGCTTACCTGACGCCCGAGCAGGTCGACAAATGGACGCTCTACGATATCGCCCAGTATTGCGATGGCATGGTGCAGAACGGGTTCGGCACGCTGGAGCCGCGCTATACCTGCAACGTCTATATCCAGACCCGCACCGAAGCGATCAGCCTCCTGCAGCAGATCGCGAGCATCTTCAATGCGATGCTCTACTGGTCGGGCGGCATGCTCACCGTCAGCGCCGACAAGCCCGCCGACCCCGTGATGGCTTACGCGCCCGCGAACGTCATCGACGGCGTGTTCACATATACGGGCACGCCGCTTAACCAGCGCCACACGACCGCGCTCGTCACATGGAACGATCCTGCCAACCGCTATGAGCAGGCGATCGAGTATGTCGAGGACCGGGATGCGATCGACCAGTGGGGCATCCGCGAGCTACAGATTCAGGCGCTCGGCTGCACGTCGCGCGGACAGGCGCATCGCGTAGGCAAGTGGGCGTTGCTCACCGAGCAGTTGCTATCCGAGACAGTGACGTTCAGGACGGGCGTGAATGCGGCCTACACGCGCCCGGGCGATGTGTTCACCACCACCGATCCCGTGCGCGCGGGTTTCCGCTCGGGCGGGCGCATTCTCGCCGCGACGGATACCTATGTCGAGATTGACGACACGGTGAGCCTGTCAGCGGCGGCCGCCTACACAATATCGGTGCTGCTGCCAGATGGCACGTTCCAGAGCCGCCCGGTCTGGGTGCAGACTCCGGGTGACACGACGACGCTTTTCGTGACGCAGGCATTTTCGCAGGTCCCGCTCGTCATGTCCGTGTGGTCGCTGTCGTCGTCGGAAGCGCAGAACGAACAATGGCGCTGCATCGCCGTGACCGAGGATGAGACGGGCAACTATGAGATTGCGGGGATCGCGTATCGCCCCGACAAGTTCGCCGCGATCGAGAGCGATATCAAGCTCGAACCGATCCCGACCGGCCTCATTGATCCGTTCAGCATCGGCCCTTGCACCGAACTCGACGTGACGGAGAGCCTGTACCAGATATCGCCCGTGGTCGTCGGCGCGCGCGCGACCTTCTCATGGTTCGCGCCGCTCGGTGCCGTGCGCTATCTCGTCGCCTACCAGTTCGAGAGCGATTCGCCCGTCTATGTCGATGTGTTCATGAACAGCCTCGACATCCAGCCTACGCAGGAAGGTCAATGGACGTTCACGGTATGGGCGTTCAATGCACTCGGCATCCGCAGCGCGGCCGCGTCGCTGACCAAGGAACTGCTCGCGCTCACGATGCCACCCGATGACGTGCAGGGTTTCCAGCTTGATATCTATAACGACGCGGCAAACCTGCAATGGGTGCAATCGAAGAACCTCGATGTGATTGTGGGCGGTCAGGTCGTGATCCGCTTCTCGACGCGCATGTCCACAGAAGTGTCGTGGGAAGAAGCGAACGAAATCCAGCGCTTCGCTGGCGGCACGACCAACGGCTTTGTGCCGTTGATGAAAGGCACGTACTTCGCGAAGTTCAGCAATTCATCGGGCAAGTTCTCGCAGAACGCGGCGATGCTCATCAGCACCACGGGGCCGCTGCGTGATTACAACCTCGTCGAGGACATGAAGCAGCAGCCAACGTTCGCGGGCGAGAAGGTCTATACGGAAGTGCGCACAGGTGTGCTGTATCTCTCGCAGGATGCGCACGGTTATGCAATCTCGACCACGGGCGGCTATTACTTCGATCACGCCATCGACCTCGGCAAGGTCTACACGGTGCGCTGTACGTCCTATCTTGAAGGCGCAGCGTATGACTTCTTCAACGACGTGGACACATGGCCCGATTGGGATGCCGTGCTCGATGTGGACGGCACGAAGATCGACGAAGGCGGCGGCATCGTGCTCGCGTCGCTCACGAACGTGGACCCGACGACGGCGGCCGATGAAGACTGGTCGCCCTGGACGCGGCTGGTCGCGGCAGACCTCACATTCCGCGCGGCGCGCTTCTCGCTCGCGCTGCACGTCAAGGACAACACGCAGGGAATCGGGATCATCGAGCTTGGTGTGACCGTCGATGTACCTGACCGCATCGAGAGTCGCAACAACGTACCTATCGACGCGGCCGGCAGCGTTATCACATTCACGGTGCCGTTCAAGGATACGCCCGCAATCGCGATCGTCGCGCAGGGTTTGCAGACGGGCGACAAGTGGTACATCGACCAGCAGAGCGCGAGCGGCTTTCGCATCCGCTTTCAGGATTCGAATGGCGCAGGCATCGCGAAGACCTGCGACTGGATCGCGCGCGGCTATGGGTACGAACACACCGACCTCGACGGATTGGGCTACGCGCGGCTCGCCACGTTCGACACGCCTGCCGTTTTCTCGAAGCGCTCGCTGATCGGGCCGAAGCTCGCCAAAGGAACGAGACCATGACGCAAGCCACCAGCTATCAGGTTCCCGCGCATCCGTCCGGTCTGGACATGCGCACGCAACTCAATGTCATCGTTGAATCGACGCTCACGGACAACTCGGGACCGACCGAACCGGGCGAGACCTATCCCGGCATGTACTGGGGCGATACGACGGCCGTGCGCCTGAGACGTCGCACGAACGCAAACGACGGCTGGATCGATATCGGCCCGCTCGATGACTTCCTGTCTGAAGTGCGTTCGCTCGCGAAAAACGCGGTCCCCGCCGGCACGATCATCATGTGGTGGGGTGATGGCAACGCTGTGCCGAGTGGCTGGAAGAAGTGTGACGGCACAAACAACACGCCCGACCTGCGCGACCGCGTGCCGTGCGGTGCTGGCGGTTCGCTTGCATCGGGCGCGACAGCAGGCGCGAACTCGCGCACGCTGACGGTGGACAACATGCCGAGCCACGCGCATAGCGTCTATGACCCGAGCCACGCGCATAGCGTCGCGGACCCCGGTCACGCGCACGGCGTGGGCGATCCGGGTCACGCGCACAGCATCCCGAACTATGGTTCGGTTCAGGCCGGTGCGGATAACGGCGGTGCGCAATGCCCGGTCGCAACCGGCTACAGTTCGGGACGCGGCCAGAACAATGTCAACGCAGGCGGGACCGGCATCTGGATCGGCGCAAGCGGCGTTGGCATCGGCATCTATGGCGCGGGCACGGGTATCAGCATCTATGCGAACGGCGGCAACGTCGCGTTCGACAACCGGCCCGCGTGTATCGCGCTGTGGTTTCTGATGAAGGTGGCTCAGTGACGGACGATCGCGCGCTGCTCGTCATTGAAGGCGTTCCACGCGGCGCGCATCTGGCTCGCGCTCACATCGGGCAGCATGCGGCCGGTGAGTGTAGCGAGCCCTGGACACAGGACGGTGCCGAAACCCGCATAGGCGATCGCGCGCAGCGTCGCGCGAAAGGCAAGGAACGCATTGATGGTGTTCGGCACGGGGCCGGGCGTTTCCATCGTCGGCGCGGCGATCAGGGCCGGTATCCCCTCGTCGCCCGTCGCGACGATGATGGCCTCTCCGATCTGGAGTCTGCGTTCGGGTAGATTGGCAATCAGCGCCTGAAGATCGCGTTGCAGCTGCGGACCGAAGTGCATCGAGTACGCGAGGTCAATCCCGCCGTCCATATAGCCGAGCGAGTTGGCGGGGCTCACAATCGCGTCGGCGGGTCCGGCCGCGAGAATATCCGCACACTGCACATCGAGCGCGGGTACGTCAGCGAATGCGGCGGCTACGGCTGCCGACACGCGGGGATTCAGATCGCGGAAGCGGATTCTCATGTTGCCAGTTCCACGTCAGACAGAGCGGATAGCTGCATCGCGAGCGCTTCGGTCTGCGTGCGCGCGTAATCGAGGCTGCGATATTCGGCGGGCGTGCGATACAGCGCTTGCGCTGTCTCGGGGTCAAGCGTCTCGTATCCCTTGATTGTCATCGGATCGAGCGGCTTGAAGTCCCACGGATGCGCGCATACGAAGCCGAAGAACCATACATTCTGATGGCCAGCGTCGATCACGCCCGTTCCCCATAGTCCGCCGTGCACATCAACCGCGATCGAGAGCGGCACAGTCATGCCAGCCTCGAGGATGCGCGGCACCACACCACGCAGGTCCGCGCCAGCGATGCGCGTGCTCACCAGTTCGCGGCCCGCGATCCTGTCGGGCACGACGATGCGCACGTCGCGCCGCTGACGATAAAGCGCGTGCGAGGCGGGCACGCCGACATAGCCGGCCCATGCGCCGTTGGTTGGGTCGCGCCGCATCACGCATGTCAGTCCGAACGCCTCGAACTCGTCGGCGTCCGGTTCACCGTCCCAAGGACGGGCAACGTCAGCAGAAGCCATGAGAAGAACCCTCCGTGATGGATGGTTCAAGTGTAGGCGCGAGCCACGGCATACCGCAATTCCGCAGTTCTACGAAGGGATAACGATCATGAGACGACGCGCGCAAATCATCACCCGCGCAGCGCTGCTGGGTGTTGTCGTCGCAGCCGGCGTGCTGGCGCTCGCATGGACGCTTGCCGGTTGCACGCTGGTTTTCGTGCGCGGCAACGACATCGCGCTGGAACACATAGGCGAACACACGGGCTGGCAGACACTACCCGCGACGCGCGACACGCCAAGCGTGCGGGAGCGGCTATTCGGCCATGACACGTCACGCGACGACGCGCCCGCGGCGGGCGTCTCGCGACCCTGATCCGGCCGGCTGCCGGGGCGATTCATACCACGTCCCGATAGTCGGTAAAAGGTCGGCCGACCCGGAGCCGATGGGTGAAATCCGGGGAACGCCGGCGAGAACCGCTATCAGTGGCCGACCTCAGGCTTGTCCAGTAGTTCGAATAGCGTCTCGAACGTTGCATCCGGCATGACCTCTGCGAGCGCGCCCTGGACGATCCTGTCGTAAAGGGGACCCCATTCGGGCGAAAGTTCATTGACTTCCTTGACCTCGCAAATGAGATCAAGCAGTTCCGTCGCGGCTTTAACGATGGCGGCCGCTTGCGCCTTGCTGACTTTCGTGTTCATGGGATCACCTATCGGCAGCGCGACAGAAAACTTGAGCCCCGCGCGGCGTGCATTCGATCCCGGACGCGCCAGAAGCGTCCAGAACGCGGCGGGACCGCGCGACCGCGCTAACCGTATCGGCACACTCACGCGGAACGATTCTGGCGCGTTCTGGCGACTCAGGCGTTAGCTAGATTTTTCGGGACGCGGCGGGTAAGCCTGTCCATCGGGCGACAGCCCGGCTTGCTTGGCGTACTGGAAATAAAGCCAGTAATGGCAGGTCGAGATGTGCGAATGAAAATCGTCGTCTTTACGTCCCGTAAGGCAGGCGATCCATTCATACATGGCCGCCAAGCTTGGTTGCGGCAGTTCCTCGTGGCTAAGGCAGGCCAGCAGAAACGCGTCAACCTCTTTTGGTGTGCCGGTAGCGATGACAGCGGGAATGGCTGTCGATTCACGTTCGTCAGGCATTGGGGCGTGCGGCAATTTACGCAGGGACCTCGATTGTAGTCCAGTCAATATGACGTGCGCACGTCCGTGCGCAATCAGTTCTTTCCGCCCGGTTGCGGGCCTGTCAAGGAGGTAGCGATGAAGGTGAAGATTGAAAATCAGGGCGACGACGCGATCCGCGTTATCACGGATCACGACAATATCAACGACACGGTGCTGGAGGTAGGCGCGACGGAAGTCTTTGAGTCCGAAGATGAAGGCGTGATCGAGTTACGGGAACTGGGCGACGGAGACGACGCAGGCGGGCAGGAAGCGCCATAGGCGCGATGATGCGCCCGGCGCGGCGGTTCTTATCGATCCGCACGGCCGGGCGATTGTGGGAGGTTCTGGAGAGTCGGGAGCGTCTGCTACTCCGGCTTGTTCTGCGCGATCGCGAGCACGGCCGCGCGATGTGCTGTCTGATAAGACTCGTCACTGATCCAATGCAGTTCGCTATAGCCCATCACCGAATAGCCCATCTGCTGTGCGATCTGCTCGCGGTCGGCAAGCGGAAAGTCCATCATCAGGATCTGATCCCAACGGATTGAACCGTGCGTGAGCAGGTGAAAGACGATCGCATTCTGCCGGAAGCGCGGCGCGCCGGTGTCGTCAATATAGACCTGCTGCTGCGGGTGCTTCTGTTCCTCTGTCATACCCTCTCCATCAATGAATGAACGTCACCACGACGAGTCCCACGGCGCCGGCGCAGATACATGCGAGACCGGCGACAAACAACAGTTCCTTCGACATCGCTCAGTCGATCGCGCGGAGTATCGCGCCGCCTTCGTCGTGCTCGACCGCGAACGCACGCAACTGGTGATAGTGGTCGGAATACTTCTCACGCAGCGCTTCGTCGTCGACCCACACGAGCGCGCCATACACGAACAGCGTTACGATGATCCCGAACGCGTCGGCGCTTACGTCGCCTTCAAAGCCGTTTCCTTCAACCTGTACTTCGAACCGCCTGTCACTGCGCGGCGCGAGATAGAACCCGCCGTTGGACAGCGTGAAGAAGTCCCAATAGGCGCCGCTGTATGACCGCGCGAGCAGCGACGCCTGATGGAAAACCAGTCCTTCCGCGCGCATCATCATGCACGGCGTAAATGCTTCGGGCATGAAATCGAGTCGCCGGGACTCGGGTACTTCAGTTGCGATGATTCGATTACTCACTTCTGTTCCTCATTCGGGTAAAGGTGCGCGCGTTACCGCGCGCAGTTACGTCATGCTGCCTTGCGCTTCGCCGGCGCTTTCTTCGCAGCCGGTGCCGGCTTGACGGCCGGTGCTTTCTTCGCGGCCGGTGCGATCTGCTTCGTCGGCGCTGCTTTCTTCGCAGCCGGTGCTGGTGCTTTCACGGTCGCTTTCTTGGCCGCAGGCTTTTTCACTGCCGCGCTGATCGCGTTCTGGATCATCGCGCCGAGCGCGCCAGCAGGTTCCGGCGTCACGTCGATGGTTTGGGTCGGCGGCAGTGTCTTGGGCGTCGCGACAAATCCAGCCATCTGGTTTGCGCCGTTAGCAATCGGTGCAGCGCTCGTGTCCGGGAACTGCTGCGCTTTCGGTGTTGCCATAACATCGTCGCGGACGTACAGGCTGCGCAGACCGACCCTGACTGGCAGGATCGGGAACGCGGCAGGCGTGAAGCCTTTCGAGCCCATCGAGCGCAGCGAACCGACCGTGTAACCCGTCACTGCAGAGACCTCTTCAACCGTCATGTATTGCGCTGCTTCCTCGGCAGTCAATTCGACGCGCTGCTTCGGTCGTGCGGCCTTGGCTGCTGCCTGTTCTTCAGCGAAGCGGTGGATTTCCTCGGCCACGATCGTGCGGATTGCGTCAAGCGTGATTTCGATTTTCATGATGTATTCCTAAAGATTTAATTACGTGAGTTCGTTTGTCGTTTCGTTCAGCGGTCATCGCCGCCGACAACTTCATATTGTCGAGACGAGTCGAAAAAGCACACGACTTCAGCAGGGCAAACACTCTAAATTGCAGCGACGTTTCAGGCGTCCAGAAAAAAGCCCCGCTCGGGAGCGGGGCTGCGGTCCAGAATCGTGCGGCTCTCATGACCGCAATCGTCGGCTGGCATAATCGTGTTTTTTCCGGGGTGGCTATGCCTGATCTGAAGAGAATCCACGAGACAGCGAACGCGATCATTGGGCTGCTGGAGAGCGAGGCACTAAAGCGGGTCGAGGTATCGGCTGATAGTGAAGCCGCGCGCATGTCGGCCTGCCTGACGATGTCGATCTTCGAACAGTTTCATGCGGCGATGGCCTTGGTCGAGGCAGGACTGGCCAGTCACGCTGCTGGTCCGATCCGATCGATGCTCGATGGGCTGGGCGACCTCATGAATCTGGCGAAAGATCAGAGCTATCTTGACTCGATGAAGCTCGATACAGCGTGTGAGAACGGCGGGCTATTCAGGGAGTTTATGAAAAGCCCCAGCATCGACGAGTCGATGCGCGAGGAACTGACGCGATGGGTCGATCACGACAAGCCGATCATCGACGAACTGACAGGTAGGAAGGTCAAGCGATATGACATGAGGCAGAAGCTGCGGAACGTCGGTGTTGAACCGATCTATGTATCTTACAAGCTGCTCTGCGCTCACGTGCATCCCAACGTCACAACATTAGGCTCGCGGCATGGAAATCATTCGGACCAGCTTGTTTATCGCGGGCCGTTGCCGCGCGACGCCGAAATCATGTTGCATACGCTCGCCGTGGACTACCTTGTTCGTTGCGTGAGTGAGATACCGAAGTTTTCGAAGGGCATCACCGTTGAGGAAATTGACGCGCTCACCAACAAGGCAGTCGGAATGTGGCGCGAGGTCGTTCCGGCACCTGAAGGTGAATAGACGTTATAGATCGTCATCGTCGTCTGACGCATGACTGGCTCCCGGTTTGGCTGCCTCCTGATCGTCGTCGCTCATGATCTTTCGCAAGCCGGGATAGAACACGTCGCAGCGCTGCGTGACGGCCGCATATCTTTGGGGACAATCCGCTATCTCGGAGCCGAGGTCAGTCATCGGGAAATGCTCCCCATACGAAGCAATCAATCTGGATAGCCGATAGCGGCCGCGCCGCTCGCAACGGGAACACGCGATGTTGATATGCGTTGCGCGGGCAGCTACATCCGCGAGTGTCACGGTTCCTTTTGCCATCGATTACGATCCTCCACCAGTTAGAATCACCGCCGTCCCGTTCAACAAACAATGACCAAAAACGGAGAATTACTTTGAACCAGAGGTACGCAGTCGTTGTCGGGTTCGTTGCACTCGCCATTTCCCTGTCCGCGAATGCAAAAGCTGCTGCCGAGCAGACCATCAAAGACCCTATCTCCATAAGCAAGTTCGTTCACTCGATTCCGGCCTATCGAGGCGATCTGGGTAGCCGTCTCTCCGATGCCGGCATGGGTGTCGAGAGTATCTGGGTACAGCCTTTGACGAAGGAGCAAGTCGCCGAGGACCCAATGAACTTCGCTCCGGGCGATGTGGTGATTCATGTATTTACGACGGGAACGCCCAACGCGCAGGGATGCCGCGTTCTCGGTTCGCCATATCTGATTAAGCGGGGCAAAAAGTATATTACTCAAGATCGTACAGGCTACTGGTTGCTGACGGGCCGATGTGATTTCTGACACCTCGCATATCAGCGGCTAGTTGTGAGCCACAGCCAAGCATAGACGGTCGACCGTAACCAGCATACTTGATCTTCTTTCTGTCGTTCTTGAAGTTATCGCGCACATCGTCGTGCTACGATTATTACGTCAGTTACGCAAAGGGTCGACATGGAAAAGCCAGTGATCTCGCCAGAAGAATATGTTGACAAAGTCAACGAACGACTTCCGAACTGCGTTGGCTACCGGGAAGGGTTGCGGATATTCCTCGTTCCCGAAGGGGCTGATGGCAAAACCGCGATGGGCTATGACTGGACCTTCAAAGACAGTCTTGATGTGATCGGAGCTGTATCGGCAGCAGCGATGCTAGTTGACCAGGAATTCGTCGTAGATCCTCACATCACGGGTTCTTCTCGCTAACGTTTTTTCCGGCTTGGTCGAGATACAGAATACTTACCAACATAGCCCATGGAACCTCCGTTCAAAAAGAGCGTTCTCCGAGCGCAGATCGATCAAGCTCTTGAAACACGCGTTCGCGCCAAACTCATCGCTATTGGGCCATTGCGAAGGAAAATTCGGAAACCCGGTCCGTTCAAATTACCCGGCATGAAGACCGATCATCACTATTTCTGCCACGTGCTGGCTGGGGCTCTGGAGTCAATCCCCGAGCTTCCGGATTTTTCCGACGACAAGAAGATCGCGGTCATGTCCGATTACGGCGGTGAGCATGGCGATGCGCGTTACAGCACATATTCGTTTTTGTTCGTCGCATTAGATAAGAATGGTCCTTTTCAAAGGCACATGCAGGACCTGAGACGACGCCATAATATCCACGATCCCTACAGTGAGTTCAAGTACAAAGACCTCAAATACGGCCCAAGGAGCCGCGCGCTGCCTGAGTATCTAGAGCTCATCGACAATCTCATCCATGGGGCCGTCGTCACGATAGCGATCGACAAGAAAATCGGTTCCGTGTTCGGAATGACAAAACGTGAGGCACACGCGTTTGTTGAAGATCAGCTTCGTGAGGGCGGGTTCGGCAAGTGGGCCGGCAATGTTGGAGAGAAAGTTCTGCGCGTGCTGCATATTCTGGCGGCCTTTACGGCCGCGATGACATACGACCAACAGCGGCTACTTTGGTACAGCGACACCGACCAAATCAACGAAGATGCAAAGGACCGAACTTTCGCCGACACACAAAAACTCTTTGGAAACATCGGTGCGATGTACATGACGCACGGCTTCGAGGTTCTCGGATTTGGGAAATCGTTCCGGGACAAGGGGTATCTTGACGATTTGCTAAGCGTGCCTGATCTCGCTGCCGGCATGTTGCAGGATCTTCTCACGGGGCAAGACACGGGAGCCGATATTCCAGGTGGCGACGAGAAGCTTGCAGTTATGAAATGGCTCGCGACACCGGCCACGTTTCTGTCGAAGATTCATGTGCGCATCGCGCCGAGGGATGATGCCACTTACGAATATCAGGTTCTCACGCTTGAGCCAAAGTGA